ATATAATGTATAAAATGAACACTTTGTTGTTTTTGGTATCTTCGAGTTTAGCACTTCATTCAGCACACTATTCTAATATGACTACCCCGTCATTGCAATCTTGTAAATTTAATGGTAACGATACTTTTAGTTGTAACATTGATAAAAATGTAATGTGTAAATTGCATGATAAAGAAGTTAAAGTACTAATGCATTTTGGTAAAAAAACATGTGGTAAAAATAAAACTTGGCATTGTAGACCAAAGAAGTGTGAAACTACAAAAACTGTTACTCTACCTCCAGTGGTAAGTACTTCAACTGTAACTGAAACTTCAACTATGATTTCAACTGCTGTTTCAACAGAGACTATGACTTCAACTGTAACTGAGACTTCAACTATGGTTTCTATGTCAACTGTAACTGAGACTTCCACTGTGACTTTACCACCAGTAGTAAGTACTTCAACTCTTATTTCAACTACAACAGAAGTTACTACTTCAACTGTTACAGAAACTGCTCCATGTACAACAAATGGAGTAAGAGATATTGTAATTCCAGAGCCTACTCCTTCAATTGTAATACCAAGTCAAGTTGCAACAATTACAGTATATGTTACTCAAGAAATTACTCCAACTCCAACTCAAATTACAATTCCAACTGTAGTAACAACTGATGTAAGAGATATTACAGTACCTGAACCAACTCCAACTGCTGAAGTTACTACAGATGTACCTTGTCCAGAAGAAACTTCAGTAACAACTGATGTAAGGGATGTTACAGTGCCTGAACCAACATCAACTGCTGAAGTTACTACTGAAGTACCTTGTCCAGAAGAAACTTCAGTAACAACTGATGTAAGGGATGTTACAGTACCTCAACCAACTCCAACTGTTGATGTTACTACAGATGTACCTTGTCCAGAAGAAACTTCATCTGTAAACAATTATCCTTCACTTGTAGATAGTACTACTGAAATTACTTCAACTACTACTATTGCAGGATTTATCCCAGAATTTACTCAAATAGCTTAATTTAATAATTAATCAAAGTAGCTTAATTTAATAACTTAATTTTATATAAATTAATATAAAATTAATAAAATAATTTCTATAACTTCTTTCATCTTATCCGGAGTTATATGATCTAAAGATAACTTTGTTATAGGTTGAATCTGAATCGCTACATTTATAGTAGGAGAATTGATATATGTTGTATTATGATTAAATATAAAAATACCAAAACGCTACAACAATATGAATTAAAACTCTAAATTGAGTATATGTAAACTTAAAAAATATTTATTATTAATTTTTTTTACATAATATTATTATAAAATGGAACTTACAGAAAAACTAAATAAAGATATAAAGTTTGAAATTCTTAAAAAGATACATTCAGTAGAAGATTTACAAAAATTTTGTAAATTAAATAAAAAAAATCTTGATTTTTGTAAAAACAATAGCAATATTATATCTAAATATATATTGGATAAATTACAAGTTGATTACACTGACCCAACTAATTTTATTTATGTTGCGAACAAAACAAATATAGATAGTTATAGAGAAAATAAAAACTGGAAATATAAAAGTTTGTTTAAATTATATATGAAATATTATTATAAAGAATACATAAATTGTGATTATTTACGTATAACAAGTTTTCCAATTTATCCTCATATGAAAGGATTTTATGGTAATTCTACTAAATTAACAAGTTTTCCTGTGCAACCTGAAATGATAGAATTTTACGGGGATAATATAATAAAGGATTTATCTGTTCAACCTAAAATGAAATATTATAACACGGATAAATTTTATGTAGATGAAGAATATGTTGACGTATTATCTAATAAAAGAGTAAAGATTTTAGGCTTCCTTTTAAATATTGATGATCAAGATACAGGATCTATGTATATTATTACAGATCCTCCTACACATGATTATGATTTTTTTGATAATAATTTTGATTATTATAATTTTCATGATACGTTATTAAGAATTTTAAAACGTCATGGATTGAAATCAAACAGAATAGATTTTGAGTCAGAAAATATAATATTTCATGTTTACAAAGAATTTATTGACTCGTGGGAAGATAATATTGGACGAATTAGTTATCGTAATCGTAATCAGGAGTTCTTTGATACTGTCGTATGTTTCAAGTGATTACACACGTCATTTAACGCATCAAATAACAAAAGTCAGAACATCTGTATCGAGTTTTCTACAGAGTTTAAGAATTCTAGGTATTTACAAAAACAATCAAAGATTAGAATTGACAATTCCACTTCAACAAGAAAAAATACAAAAAAATTATAAATGAATTTGATCCAAATATATTGGTATGTAGTACTGAGATTGTAAAATAAAAATTAAATGTTCTTTACGTTTGAAATTGTAATTACAAAATCCACAAACAAAAGACATTATTATTAATAATTTAATACTTTATTTTTAAATTTAAAATTTATTTTTCTAATCTGATCTTGGAATTTATAATATATTATCTTTCTTAAAAACACTTTTTTTCTAGAAAATTAAAATAATATATCAATAAAAAAAAAGAGTGAGTCATTTCCCCCAAGGCTTGTATTTATAAATTTTATAATATCTAACCATTATTTAAATATTTTTAATAATTATTTAAATTGTATGACGATAACTGATCGGGTAAAGACTCTTGTTTTCACACGATAAAAATAAAATAAGCCGGTGTGAAATATTTTTAATAAAAATGAAACCATGGAAATTTTAATTGTATATATTAATTAATAATAATAAATTAATTTGAGAAAATAAATGATTTTAGTAATCTTTTATTCTGAAAAAGAACTTCTTGGTGTCTCAATCTCAATATTAGAATAAATTTCATAAGCTAAATATATATAATAGAATCCGAATAGAGTATCTCTATTTTCTTTTAAGAATATGTAAATCTTTATAGGTAGTTGTGGTTTTAAAAGGTCTGCTAAAAATACAAATGCTACAACAATATGAATTAAAACTCTAAATTGAGTATATGTAAATTTCATTATGTTTTATAATATATAATAATAAAATAAATCTTTATGAATTTAATTATTATGTAGATTAAAATTTAAAAATTGAATTTTTTTTTCAATATTCAAAATATCGTAATGAATTGGAAGGTAGAATTAGAAACCAAAGGTTATTGTGTTATTCCATGTTTAACAAATAACGAAGTAGATTTTGGTAAAAATCTTTTTAAAACTTGGTGGGATTCTAATTCTATAAATAAACAACCTTTAACATCGCATGGTATTATTAAACATTATGAAATTGGTCATACAGCATTTGCGTGGTGGTGTCGTACTCGTCCTAAAGTACTTGAAATTTTTAAAAAGATTTGGTGTACAGATGATTTGATTGTATCTTATGATGGTGCTTGTTATTTTCCAGAAGGTGTAAAAAGAAAAAATACAAATTGGCTTCATACAGACCAAAGACCAAGTGATTCGAGTTTTAAATGTGTTCAAGGTTTTATTTGTTTTACAGAAAACAAAACTTCAACTTTAATGGTTGTACCAAAAAGTCATTTAGAACACGAATCTTATATGAAATCAAAAAATTTAACACATTCAAAAGATTGGCAAAAAGTTGATATTTCTTTAGAAAGAGCAATTCATATAGAAGCAAACCCAGGTGATTTAATTCTTTGGGATTCTAGAGTTTTTCATCAAAATTTTTATAGCCCAGAAGAACGTTTAGTTCAATATATATGTTATCTTCCAAGATCTATAGCATCAAAAGCTGATTTGAAAAAAAGACAAAAATATTATAAAGAAAAAAGAACAACATCACATTGGCCAGCACCAATCAGAGTAAATAGTTTACAACCTCAAGTTTATGGAAAAAAAGATCTTTTAATTGATTATACTAAATTAATCAATACAAATCAAGAAGTTTTAACAAGATTACAGCAAGAAATTAAAAAATTAATTTAAGACAATTAATTTTTTAATAAAATGTAGATAATATGTAAATGTAGATAATATATAAATGTATATAATATGTAAATAAATTAAGCCCAATTAGATTTAATAGTCTAATTGGGCTTAATTGCATTTGGTTTAATATGATATATTAAAATATCTAAAATATGTTTTTTCAAAATTTATTCTTAAACCGTATGAGAAAACCTTTGGTCGTTTTGATAACATATAATTAAATATATTAATGAATTGTTTATATTTACTAGTTTGTTTTGGTATTTCTTTAATATTAATATAATTATGATCAAGTAATACTTTTAATAATGCAGCTGTTAAAATTGCACTTCTTTGTTTACCTGCATGACAATGAATTAAAATATTTTTTTTTTCTATTGTATATTTTCTTAACAATAAAGGTATAATTATTTTAAAATATTGTTCCATTAATATTATATCTTTTTCTAATAAAGAATCATAAACTGGTATACGAAAAGTTTCTAAATCTTTATATTTATTATTTAGATTATGTATAAATGGTATATTAGGTGTACAATTAATTATTAAATCTATTTTATTTTGTGATATAAAATTATTATTTAATGCTGCTTTATAATTACCCAACCATAATCTTGGTATAATTTGATCAACACTAATATTATTATTATAATTAGTAAGATATCCAGACATGTCAAGTATAATATTATATAAAGAATAAAACATAATTATTATAGAACAATAAATAAAAAATTGATTAAACTTTATTTCTTAATTAAAATTAATGAGAAAAAGGATTATTATTAATAAAAAAGATACTACATCAACTACAGAAACTGAATATAATACAGACGATACAGATTCGAATTTTCAAGAAGGTGGTAAAGTTGAATATACCAGTATAGTAAATACTTCTTATAGAAAACCTAGATATGGAAGTGTACAAGATAATTTAACAAGAGATGAAATTTTAAAACGTTTGGATAATTATATACCATTGCAAACAACATCAGAGAAAAAAATTTTAACACGTCTTCCGTATTTTAAAACATGGATTAAATATTTTAATACTAAAACTAGACAATTCAGAGTAGGTGGATTATTAATGAAAGTCGTATATCCGGATTATATAATGTTAGTAAATACTGCAAAAAATTTAACCTGGAGTGTTCAATTAAAAGATAATATAATTTACATTCCAGAAGATATAGAATTAAAAGATGCTAATCAAATTGAAAAAGAAAAAGAAAAAGAAAAAGAAAATGATATTAAAAATAAATTATTTGAATTATATAAAAGTGGTCAATTAGTTAGAAAACGTTAATTAAAATTGATTTTCTTATTTAAATATATATAAATAATAAGTCTTATGTCAATGTCAAATAAAAGATTATTAAAAGAAATTAAAGCATTGTATATACAACAATCACAAAAACCATTTATTGAAAATGATTATATTATACAATATAATGATGATGATACAAGTTTATTACATGCTATTATAAAAGCACCTTATGAATCTGTATATAGACATAAATTTATAAGGTTAGATTTTAGAATACCTGAGAATTATCCTCATTCACCACCTGAAGTAACTTTTATAAATCATGATGGTGTACGTATCCATCCTAACATGTACGAAAATGGTAAATGTTGTGCAACAATATTAAATACATGGGGAGATAGCATATTTGAAAAATGGACATCAAGTATGGGAATTGAAACTATTTTGTTAACATTTCATTCTTTTTTAGATAATAATCCTTATATTTATGAACCAGGTGGTAGAGATGATCCTAGTTACACAGTTTATGTACAATATCAAAGTTGGATAAGTTGTTTACTTAGATATTTACAAAATGAAAAAATAGAACTATTTAATCAATATATTCATAATTATATGTTAATAAATATAGATAATATTTTTACAGATTTACAATTATTAGAAACTTTATATCCATATGGTTATTATTCATGTAGATGTTTTGAAATTGATAATTATGTAATTAATTATGATAGAATAATTAAAATGTTAGAAAATTATTATAATTATATAAATTTTACAGAAAACATTGATTTACATGACGAAAAAGAATTTAGTTTTGAACAATTTATAAATACAGAATATTCTTGTTATATTTGTTTTGATACATTACATAATATAGAACAAAATCAAATTTCTGAAGATATTAAATTAATATGTGGACATCAATTCCACAAAGCATGTTTGAAATTGCATTCTGAAATTAATAATAAAATATGTCCTATGTGTAGAAGAGAATTACAAGAAGAAGATTTAAATAAATTGAGCAATACGTTACCAAATAATCAAGAAGGATGGATAATAAACCCTTTGACTAAACGAAGAGTTAAAATTGGAAGTAGAACTTATAAATATTTAAAAGAAAATGATATAATATAAAAATTAATATAATAAATTTATTATATTAATATGAATTAATTTATTATATTAATATGAATTAATTTAATCTTCTTCGTAACCAACGATATCTCCTTGTCTAGATACTATTACTTTTAATTTTTTAGTTTTAGCAAATTTGCGTTTTAATTTATCTACTTCTTGTTTATTTTTATCATTTTCTTCTTCGTAATTTTGGTTATAATTTAAACCATGATATTTCCAAAAACGTGGATTTCCTACTCTAAAATCTTTATGTTCATTTGCTTTATACCAAAATACTTGTTGTTTTAAATCACTGCTGTTACCAGATGATTTTATAACTAAACATTCGTGATTTTGTGTACATGCATCTAAAATATTAGCAAAATGATCATAACTAGGAATCATACCAGCATAGTCATCATATATCTTTTTACGATTCTTTATAGATGGTTCATTAAAAATAAATATATAATCAATATTACTACGTAATTCTGGTGTAATACCCAATGGGTATTGCATAGTTAAAATGAAAAAGATATTATAATGTCTTCCATTAAAAAATATACTTTTAATTGTTTTTTCTTTTTTCCAATTTTGAGCATCGTGTAACATATCGTCTAAAACTATAAATAAATTATTACTTTTATGTTTACCAGAATCACTTAATCCAGATGCCTTTGCCTCTCTTATTTTGCGTTTTTGACGAGTAAGAATATTGTCTATTAATTCAGGATCATATTCTGGATGAATAAAACTATCTGGTATAAAATCACCGAAGAATGGAGATGCTTCTTCTGTACCAGAGAAAATCACACCAGATTGTATATCTTGATGGTGATAGAAAATGTCTCTAACTAAAAAACTATTATGTGTAACTATAAAATTTCCTAAAACAAAACGATTGTTACCATCTAATTCTATACCATAATATTCACCTTCATTAATTTCTTCAACTTTAATTTGACTAACTAATGCATTAACCCGATTCTTTCGTGGTTGTGCTTGTTTTCTTGGAATTAAAGTAGGTATTTTATCTATACCTTCACCATTTATATTTAATCTAAAAGCTTCACCATAACGTTTTTCATTATTATGTGTCCATGTTGTTTTTTTGATATGTTTTGTTGCAGAAAATCCTAAACTACGTGCCAAATAAATAATATCATCTAATAATCTTTCATGTTTTTTACATTGTGTAATTTCAAAATCATTTCTTTTACCTAAATGACCATCTGCATCAATAAAACCTGCCAATAAACGTAATCTATTTTCACGAGAATTGCATTTGTAAATCATAGGAATATGTTTTTCCTCTGTTAAATTCAATTCTCGTAGTGTATTTAAAAAGAAATTTACATTATTTCTATATCCCTTTAATTTAATACCATTTATTCCATAACAAAATTGATTAGATTGTCTATATTGTAAATTGCAATTGATTAAGGGTAGATTTGTAGCAAAGTAGTGTAATACACGTGAATCTTGAGATGTTATTACAGATGTTTTTAAATTACCATCTCCTAACCAATATCCAATCATATATGGATCTATAGGGAGAGTTTTTTCTTCAAATTCTATAGGAGTTTGGTATCCTAATAAATTGTTCTGATATTTTTTTGATAAATTTAAATAATCTTTAATAGGTATATCTACTTTCCTATCATCAACCAAATTATCTAAAAAATTTTTAGCTTCATTATAAACTTCATCCTTATTTTTATTTTTATAAGAAAATGTTTTGTAATCTAATTTATATTTGTATTTATTAAACCAAGTAATTTGATACCCTTTTTTATCTTTACGATCTCTCAAGTTTTTCTTTGCTGTATACATTAACGAAAGAATATGATGACTATTAACTGTATAACTTTCTCCTCTACGATTTGTTACTTTATATAATTTGTCAATTCCAGAATGTGTTTCTAAAACAGTTCTGGGAGTTGAGTTGTCCCCCATTACTAAATCTCCAGTATTTATATCTTCTACTTTTCTAATAGTACCATCAAACATAAGTACCTTTTCTCCTTTCATTAAAGATTTTCCTGATCTTCTGCGACCAAGAATAAGTATGGTGGCGTCTGGTAAAATACTTTTTATTTTAAATTTTTTAAGAGAAATTTTATCAAAATCATTAGTAAGCATTTTATTAATAATGATTATTGTTTTTTTTAAATTATAACGTAAAAATTATTTAATACATTTACCATTCTTTTGATATTTTTGTTTTTTAGGAATCCCAAATAAACCATTTATAGCCATAAGAGCTGTATCTGAGATATCGTCAGCTTTAGTATGTGATTCAAGGAATGGTAACCACTTTTCTTTTTGATCATTTGAAAATTTATTTTCAAGAAACCATTTGCAATACTGAATACTTAACCATTTTCTTTTTGCATATGCACCTTTTAACTTACATTCAATCAATGGACCTGTATAACATTTTAATTTTTGAGATGCTCTTACAAAACGTATAGTTGTATCTGTATGTCTATATAATTCTACAAGTTTACCATAAATAATATGTGATGTAAATTTCATTTTTTGATTTAACTTTGGTTGTAATTCAATTAATATTTGTGTAACATTACTCATTACATTTATGTTGTTTTCATATATTTCTTGTATTTTATCTAATACGATTTTAGCTATATCTTGTAATAGATAACTATCAATAGCTTTTTTTTTGAATGTATTTTGATTAGTGATTTTAATATTTTTAGGAAAATGTGTTTTACAAGAATATTTTTTCTTTGGTAATTCTTTATTTTCATCATCCACTAAAGTATATTGTAAACTACATTTTTTACCACATATTTTACCACTTTTTTGAATTCCTTCACAATGATAGTCATCGGAATCTAATGTATTAAATACATCCCATAATTCAATATTATATGATGATAAATTTTGTTTATCATTCGCTGACATACAACAAAAAGCTAAATTCCTTAAACCAACATCAATCGATAAAATCATTAATGTATCTTTACATTTTAAATAAATAAAGTTAACGTAAAGACTACTTGTAATTAATTATAAAATAAAAATTAAAGACGATAAGATGAAAATAATTCATGTAAATCACTATGTCTATAACAAAATTGTAACCAAATATTATATTCTAAGGGTAAATTAATGTTTTGTTTTAGAAAATTTTTAATAATATTATATGAAATCGATAATTCGGAATGATAATATGATTTAAAATCATATAAAATATTATTTGTTGGAATTTGTTTTTTAGAAGTTTGATCTAATTTATATAAATTGATTATAAATTCAGTTAAGTGGACATTTTTTAAGTTTCCTAAGAAAAATGGTGTAAATACAAATCTATTTTTAAAATCTCTATATATTGTATCAATTGTTTCTAAATGATTATCAAATAAATTATTTATAAAATTTGTATATGGATCTAATAAAAAATCAGATTCATTATTGTAGTTTGAATCTATTATACCATGATTCATAGATATAATAGATAAAAGTAATTTAAAATATAGATTTAAACAAATAGTAAAATAAATATATATATAATTTAATAGATAGATTTTAAATTAATTTTAAAAATTAAAATTTATTTTATTATATTATACTAAAAAAATATGGCAGACATTTTAAAAATGATTACATCAAATGATATAGTAAAAATTTTACTTTTATTACTCGCAATTTATTTACTCATTACATTTGTTAATAAGAAAAGTGAATCAATGGACAATACAGAAGTTTATATGATGCCTGAAGAGTTAGAAAATGTAGCTGATAAGGTTGTTCAACCTGAAGAAAAGAAACAAGCTGCTCCATTTGTTGTAGATGAACAACAAAAGCAAATTGAAAAAGTTGTTGCAGGAGCTGATAAATTAAGCGCAGATGATTTATTGCCAAAATACGATGACGCTAATGCCTTTGCAAAAGAAAACCCAGTTTCTAAATTGTTGAAAGAACAAAACTTTTTAATCAGTGGATATCATGTTGGTATTAATACAGTTATGCAATCTAATAAGATTCCATATCAAGATATTAGATCATTGCCTCCTATACCTAAAGAAAATGTAGGACCTTGGAATCAAAGTAGTTATGAACAAAGTCCTGCTCAAATGAGAAGGTTTTTTGAAATTGGAAATTAAACCTAAAGAACTTTAAACAATTAATTTATAATATTAAAAATTAATTGTATAGAAAAAAATTACTATAGATAAATTACTATAGACAAATTACTATAGACAAATTACTATAGACAAATTATTATATAGATAAATTACTATAAAAAATGGTTATATAGAAAAAATATTGTATAGCAAAAATAAGTATATAGAAAAATTATTTTTTAGCTAAAACACAAGACAGGGACTTTTTTGAACAAATTGCTCTATTATTTTCATATTTATCTAGAACTTCTTTAAATGGTGGTGTTGGTATTGTAATAAATGTCGATTTCTTAAATTTATTAAGTAAAATATAATATTTATCTTTAGATATTTGATTATTGTGATATTGTAGTTTTAATCGTTTCTTTTCATTATTATAACATTTTTTTTCTTGATTAATAAGTTTTGTATTAACTTTATCTTTTATTAAATATAACCAATACATTAATTGAACTCTTCCAATTAAATAAGGCTCTATAGGTAATTCTTTAATAAATATTTTAAAAGAATTTCTACAAAATATACAAGGTAAAATATTTTTCAAATTTAATAATAGTGTTTTAAATTCTTTTTTTAAAAGTAAATGTTCCTTATTTTTTTTATCTATTACAAAAGGATATCTCCCAATTATAGAAGTGAATAAAAAATCCCAACAAGAGGGTCCCCATTTTGAAGTAGCAGCACCAGAAGTAGAATTGTATTCTGTATAATCGATATTTTTAGGCAGTTTTATATCTAACATATTTTATATTAATGTAAAACAATATAAAAAAAAAGTAAAAAAAATTATTTATTTAAAACTTTATTAATATAGAAGATCAATATGTCAGACATACATACAGAAGAAAAAAAAAAATTAGATGTATATTATTGTATAGATTTTAATCAAGATTTTGATATAAATTATATAGAATATTATTTAAGCGTATATTTAAATATATATAAAAAATCTTATGTAATAAATAAATTTCAAAATTGTGCAAATTGTATTAAAAATAAAAATAATAACAAAAATGAAGATGATGATGTAATAAAAAGAGGTTTAATTACATTTAATAACATGTATAAAAATTTAAAAATGAAAAATTCTAATGATACATGGTTTATTTATATATCAAATGGTGATATACAAAATATTCATAAAAATGTATTTGTTATTTTAATAAATCAAAATCCTTGTATTAATAAATGTATGTATATTATTAATAAAACTGAATTATGTATTTTGAAAACACATTCTAAAGAAGTTAAAATGTGTAACTCAAAATTATTGAGAAATACTTTAGATGAAATATTTATTTCGAATAAATATATAACTTATTCCAATTTAAAAGAAACTGTAACTTAATATTTAAACAATAATAATATAACTTTTAAATTTAAAAATTATATTTTTCTAGATGTTTTAATGGAAATAATATATAATTATTAGTATTTCTAGCATGTAAAAAAATCAAAGCATGGGTTTGATCTTTTTTATAATCTCTTATTTCACCTATGTAACCTTTATAATGATTTAATTCGCTGTTTTCTAGTTTTATAACTTTAACAAAATCACCTTTTCTTATATTTTTATATGTACTTAAATTATATTGATCATGATGTTGTTCTTGCTTATTTTGACTCGAAATTTCTTGTGATATTTCATTTTTCTTATTTGTTAAATCTTTATTATTAATTGGTTGTTTTATTTTTTTATTTTTTTTGTTAACTTTTTCTTGATCTGTTTCAGAATTTTTAGAATAAGAATTTTGTAAAAATTGAGTAAAATCCATTTAAAAGTAAAAGATCTTTTAGTTTTAAATATGTTTGTTTTGTTTAGTGGATTAATTATAACTTCAGGATTAACTTATTATTATAGAAGTTCTATATTGAGTTTTATATTTAGAATTACATTATTTAGTATATTGAATTGTATAAAGGTATATAGTATGACTTATAGTTATTTTAATAAAAAAAATGATAAAATTAATAAAATTCAATCTAAAAAAATTGGAGATTTACAAATAGAAGAATATGAAATTTATTTAAATGATAAAAAGCATGATATAATATTACTTGCAAATACAAGTATAAAATTAACTGAACAATTTAATGATTTAGTTCTAAATGTATATAATAAATTACAAAATAAAAATAAAATTGTATATTGTAATGTTACAAATGAAGATGGTGATGTTATTATAGAGTTAACTAATATATTTAGAAAATTTTTTTATTATTTTGATAAATATGATTTTAAGTTAGAGATGTTCTTTGATTATGTTCAAGAATATTTAAATGAGAATAAACATATATATAATGGTATAAACATTTATGATTATGATTTTATTGTATATTTAAATGATGATAGTTTTACAGAATTAGGTTATAAGATAAAATATATAAAAGAAGATTCAATTAATGATATTTTAATAAAAAAATGATTTATCTCTATATATTATATTGTTTTAATTGTTTTATTATTTATGCAATGAGAAGTGAACAAGAAGAGTTATTTAGGTTGAAATTAGAAAAAAATTATAAAAAAGAATATTTTAAAATGGATCCAAATACTTTGACATATTTAGATATATTAGAACTTATTCGTAGAATAAGATATTTAGAAGGAAAATTAAGAAATTAAGTTTGATATTAAAATTAATATTAAAAAATAATATCAAATATGAAACGAGAAATAAATACCTTAGTATTCAGTGGTGGTGGAGTTAAAGGTATAGCTTATATTGGTGTTTTAAAATATTTATATGAAATATGTAAAAAGAGAGAAGAAAATATAAATGACAATAATGATAGCGATGAAAATAAATATAGAATTCCAAAAATAGATATAAATACGGTATGTGGTGTGTCTATAGGTAGTGTTGTTGGGTTATTATATATATTAGGGTATAATTATGAGGAATTAATAGAAGAATTGAATAATATAAATTTACAAACATTAAAAAATTTAAAGATACGAAATTTATTAAACGAATATGGGTTTGATAGTGGTAATAAAATAATAAATTGGATTGAAACTTTAATTGTAAAAAAAGGGTATGCAAAAAATATTACATTTAAACAATTATATTCTATAAAAAATATAAATTTGCAAGTTTTAGCGAGTAATGTTAACAAATATACATATACCATATTTGATTCTATAAATACACCTGAATTACCTATAAAACAAGCTATAAGAATGTCTATAGGTGTACCTTTTTTATTTACTGTAAAAGAATATAATGGTGATATCCATGTAGACGGAGGTCTTATTAATAATTATCCTATAAAATTATTTAAAGATAATTTAGATAATGTTTTAGGTTTAAAATTAGTTACAAAAGGAGAATTTGTTGATCACAATATTGATTTAAAAATAGATAATTTTGAAAGTTATATGTGGAATATTATGAAATGTTTTATGGTTCAAAAAGAAAAGGAAACTACATTATCATATGTATATAAGGAACATACTATTTGTATAGAAACAGAGGATGTAACTAACCTTTTAAATTTTGGATTAACCGATGAAGAAAAAAATAGATTGATAAATATTGGATATGAATCTGCATT